GTCACCGTGACCACTGCTGGCATTGGCTACACCGCAACGGCAAGTTCTTTGAGCTTGACTGGCGGCACTGCTGCGGCTGGCGGTGCGGCAATCGATGCCGCAGCTCCCACTACTGCTTTTGTCGGTACTGCCACGTTGACTACCGGGTCTGACTCGGCTGGTCACGTGAACATCGCTTACAAGGCAGTTGATGCCCTTTGCGGCGTCAAGGAGTGGAATCTCGACCTCTCGCGGGAGTCGGTGGATACCACCACGCTGCCTTGTCGGACGGGTGGCGCCGCTGCGAAGTATGCAACCTTCCGCACGAGCCAAGCTGGCTTTGCTTCTGGTGAAGGCAGCATGACGGTGGTATTCACTACCGGCCAGACCGGCCTGACCAATCGCCTGTTGGCCAACGCGATGTCCCGCAATAGCGTGGCTGATGTCAAGCTCTATATCAATGCCGTTAGCGGTGTTGGCGGAACGCTTGATGACAGCGCGTCTAACTACATCGAGGCAAGGGTGAGCCTCAGTGGCTTGAGCGTCAGCGTCAATACTGACGATATCGTTGAAGCCGAGGTGAAGTTCAGCCTGGCCGCCCAGCCGACCGCCCTATTCGGCGTGAAGCTGGACTGATCAGAATGGGGAAGTCCCCAATTCAAGGCCCCTGCGTATGCGGGGGCTTTTTTGTTGCTGGCAGAATGAGGGTGGCGGTGGTGACTCTCGCCTGGGCGAATGTGGGGGAGGGTCAACACTCCCCCTGCGCCTACGTAGACTTGAGAAGAAGTCACAACCAAACAAATGCGAGCGATTGATCGCCTCAAGCAGGCGGTGAGCATGGCCCCCGTGCGTAAGGCCGTCACCCTTGATAACGGGGAAGAATTTGCCTACTGGCATACACCACTGACGATTGCGCAGCGGGCAAAGGCACAGGCGGCTGGCGGTGATGACGCCACTTCCTTCGCTTTGCACATGCTGGTGATGAAGGCCAAGGACGAGAACGGTGAGGCCATGTTTGTCAGCGGTGAGATGGCGGAGCTGCGCAACGCATTGCCGGCCAGGGTGGTGGATCAGCTGATGCTGCAACTGCTGGATAACGCTGTCGAGGCGGAGGTGGAAGAGGAGTCGATCGAGCCCAAAAGTCCTGCGAAAGGCGCTAAAGGAAGACGGGTGGCTGGTTTTTCAGATGAGGCTGGCGCTTGAGTTAGGGCTGCCATTGGCGGAGCTACAGGCCCGCATAACACCAGAGGAGCTGCAGCTATGGCTTGTGTATTTCGAGCTGCGGCATGAACAGGAGGAGGCGGCTAGGCGCAAGGCATCTCGCCTCTAGACTGGGGCATCGGGCTGCGTAGGGATCTTGGCAACTCAGTTCGCGGTTGATCTTGTTTTCAAGAGCCAGACGCAGCAGCTGGATGATGTTGCCAACAAGATCCAAAAATTTGAGCGGCAGTTGGCTGCTATCAAAGGCCAAAACCCCTTGGACGGGGTGGAGAACGGGGCGAGGGCTGCAGGGGCAGAGCTTGGCAAGACCAGCAAGAAGATCGGGGAGACATCCAACGCCTTTGGTGCATTGCGTGGGGTTGTTGCTGCGTTGGGTCTTGGGTTGATCGCCCGGGATATTGCTGCGGTAGGCACGCAGTCGCAGCAGTCGAAGGTGCAACTGCAGGCCTTGGCGGGGGCGTATGGCGAGCTGGAGGTTGCGCAGTCGGCGGTAGAGCGGATTCAGTCGGTGCTGGGCGTTTCTGCGATTGATGCAAGAAATGGCTATTCGCAGCTGTATGCAGCATTACGCGGTACTGGCATTTCAGCGCAGCAGCTTGAGATCCTGTTTGTCGGCCTGACAAAGGCAGCGCGGCTATCTGGTGCAGGGGCGCAAGAAGCGCAGGGTGCATTGCTGCAGCTGAAGCAAGGCTTGGCGTCTGGCGTGTTGGCCGGTGATGAGCTGCGGTCAGTGTTGGAGTCAATGCCTGCATTGACACAGCAGTTGGCCAAGGATCTTGGCGTAACCGTTGGTCAGCTGAAAGAGCTTGGCGCGGCGGGCAAGATCACGTCTGACGTGCTGTTCAACTCTGCCAAGAAGCTGGCTGTTTCAGCAGTGCCGGCCATGACGACAACAGAGTCGCTTGGCGTTGCGTTTACCAACCTGAAGGAGAAGATCGCAGAAGCGTTTGGACCAGCAATCGTCAGCGCGATGGCGTCCTTCACTGCCGTCATCAAGGTTGCTGGCGGGGTGGTGGCAGCGTGGAGCAAGCCGCTGTCTGACATCGTTTCAGCCCTGTTCAACTTTGCCAAGGCGATGGCACCGATTGCCATTGGCATTGGCGTGGTGGTTGGTGCCATGCGTGCCTGGGCGGTGATTCAAAACACGATCCGCATCGGTCAAGCGGCGATTTTGGCGATGAGTGGCCCTGGCGGCTGGGCGTTGATTGCGGCTGGTGTTGCCGCTGCTAGCGCGGCTGCGGTGGCATTGGATCAAGGGATGAAGAAGGTGGATGAATCGATGAAACAGATTTCAGTGGAGACGGCAAAGTCGAAGGATGAGTTTTTGAAGCTGGTGCAGACCACGCCTGGATTGGAGGCTGGTCTCGATAAAGCTTCAGTGCGTGCGGCGGCGTTTAAGGCAGCGGTCAAGGATATTGGGGCGGAATTTGACACGGCGACCAGCCAGTTACAAGGACAGATTTCCCTGTTGGATCAGGGCTTGCAGCTGACGCAAGCAAAGGCGGCGGCAGAGCAGGCGGTCAACAACGTTTACCTGGAGCAGGCCCAGCGGCAGCTTGATGCGGCGACAACAACCGATCAACGGCGGGCGGCAATCGAGGCGATCTATCAGCTGACCGTCAGGAATGCGCAGATTGAATACGAGTCTGCAATGGCCTCGATCAAGGCAGCTGTGCAGAAGCAACAGCTAGAGACCAACATCGTGAGGCTGAAACTGCAGGAGCTGACGGCAACGGTGAATATGGCCAAAGCGCAGGGACAGCTGACAGAAGCGCATATGCAGGCATTGCAGGCGCAGCAAACGGCAGTTGGCATTGCACAGCAGAACCTGTCGATTGCCCAGCAGATTGCGGTTGAACAGCAACGGGTGGCTGAGGCAACGTTGCAAGCATCGACCAATGCAGCAGCATTTGCGGCCAACATGAAGTCCGCGCAAGCGGCTAGCGCTGCAACTAGCTCTGGCGGTGGTGGCGGCGGTGTTAGCCCCGAGATGGCACGAGCCAGCCAATTCATGCAACACAAGGCTGGCCAGGCTGGCGCTGACCCTGGCAGACAGGTTGCGTGGTGGAACAGCCTGAATGGCGCCCAACAAGATGCGGCAATGCGGCGTGAAGGCTTTGCAACCGGCGGTTATGTCACCAAGCCAACCGAGGCGGTTGTTGGCGAAGGCGGCGAGCCTGAATACATCATCCCGGCTAGCAAGATGGATCAGGCAATGGGACGCTATGCCTCTGGTCAACGTGGTGCCAGCGTGGTGCCAACCACTGCAGCGGTGAATGTGAACTACAGCGGCAGCGTGGTCAGCATGGGCGGCAATGACTACATCAGCAAAGGTGACGTGCCTGGGCTGCTATCTACTGCTGTCAACCAGACGCTTAAAACGCTGTCGCGGTCACCGCAGGCTAGGCGGTTCGCTGGCATCTGATGGCAGGTTCTTTTGCGCTGGTTCAATATCTGCGGTTCTTTAAGGGGAGCGTTGACTTCCATAAGTGGCAGAACTACTTCATCGGCCAGGCTGTCGATGGTTATGACTACCAAGGGTTCAGGAGCAGCGGCGTGCTGACCAACCGATCATCTGACGAAAATGGGGTCAGCATTGAGATGCCCGCCAATCCTTCAATTTTGGGGATGATGGAAACGGCGATTGGGGATCAGTGGCTGTGTGAATCGATTGTCTATCGCCTGACAGACCCGACGAGTGCAGCAACCAAGGTGGTTGCATCCAGGTTCATTGGTGAGGTGCTGGGCGTATCGACGGATATGGTGACGATCAAATTTGAGCTAGGGGCTGGCATTGACGCGCTGACTGCTCAGATCCCTGGTCGTAAAATTACCTCGGCCCTAGTTGGCTCGTTGCCTCAGATATGACGCTTGCAACCCGCATTTATCCACAGGATGCAAGCCGTGCGCTGTCTGTTGTGCAGCGGCGTGATGAGGCCGTCAACGATAACGATCTGGC